TGTATTTAGACCAATTAAAAGAATCTTTAAAACCTAAAGAAGAAGAAAAGTAAATGGATAAACTTCGTATATTCTATAAGAGGGTATACGAAGCATCTATCCCTTGTGCTATCTTAATGGTACAGGGAAATATATTAGGACTAACACCTAAACATATATTGATTGCTTTAAAGACTGGTATTTTGACTGGTGCTTTTGCTTTGTTACTGAGCTTTGTTCCTTATCTTAAACAGTTTTATAACAATAAGGTTGTCTTAGCCTTTGTTATCTTTGCTTGTACGACATTAGCTGATGTATTAAATCACCCTAGTCATTTTGGGGGTGCAACAACAGAAGCATTAGCTACAGGATTAGGTGCAGTATTAATATTTTTAGGAGTTAAATATGCAACTAGACAGTAAAACCATAGGGATCATCATGGCGATAGCAGTACAATCTGTATCGCTTGTATGGTTTATTAGTAAACTGGATAGTCGTGTTGCTAGTAATGAAGAAGATATGCAGAAGATAATGGAGATGCACCATAAGTATGATGAAATGGATAGACAACTGGATAGACTGATGTGGTTATTAGAGCAAGATTCTCTTTCAAAATAATTGATTTACATGATGAATTATAATACTATAGATCCTTTACATCACAATTTAAAGAAAGGCAAAGATATGACAGACGCACAAGCTCATGTTTTAGAGAAAGAATATAAAGAAATGAAGATTAATTACCACATGATAGTAGATATGTTAGAAGAAGAAAGACTAAAAACTAAAGCTTGGCGAGACAAGTATAATGCTATAGCATATGGCAAGAATCCAAATAAGGAACTGAGAGTAGAAATCAAATGACACCAGATCAGGAAAAACTAGCTAACCTTGATAAAGAAGTAGCAGTGATTTCTGAACGTTTAAATACCATTCAAAATAACCACTTGGCCCATATCGAAAAGGATATGAACATGGTGAAAAAGGTCATGTGGTCCGTAGGATTCCTTGTATTTTCTAATTTACTAGCCTTTATTTTTACTCTAACGTATAAACTATTGTGAACGTTTACGTTATTTTAATTGCTTGTGTTCAAGCATTAAGTACTCCCTTAAACGAGACCTGTATTACAGAGCCTTTATATGAACCATTTAAAAGTGTTCCAGAATGTATTGCATATGTGGATAACTTTAAGTACACTTTAAGAAACGAATCTGATTTGTATATTACTGGATTTTGCACAACTAAAAATGCTCTTAGATCATCTTAAAGAAGAAATCAAAAAAGAAGAAGGCTATCGACTAGAAATTTATCTTGACACCGAGGGATTTCCTACTGGTGGATATGGCCATAAAATAATTGAAGGTGAAGAGATTCCTACCACTAAAGAAGGATGGGAAGAGTTATTTGAAAAAGACTTTCAAAGAGCCTGTGAGGGTGGCATGAGTATTTGTGGTGACTGGCCTATTAAAGATAAGGCTAAAGCGATCATTATCCATATGTGTTATCAGATGGGAGAAGCGGGTGTTCGAAAATTTAAGAATGCCTTATCTCATTTATACAATCAACAGTACAAATTATGTGCTTCAGAAATGCTTAACTCACGTTGGGCTCAACAAACACCTAATCGTGCAAATCGATTAGCAACAGAAATGGAAGGATTACAAGATGCTTAATTTACTTGGACCTGTAGCGGGGGCTGTGTTCAAGACGATTGATAAAGTCGTGGACAATAAAGGTGAAGCAGAAAAACTCAAAGCAAAAGTACAAGAAAAAATTATTGCGGGTGAACTAGCAGAGCTAGAAGGTGCTGCTAAGATTATTCAAACAGAGGCCCAAGGGGGTTTCTTACAAAGAAACTGGAGACCAATCATGATGTTAGTTTTTGCTGGTCTCATGGTCGCTCATTGGTTTGGATTTACTGCACCCAACATTCCTGAAAGTGTTCAAAACTCTTTACTCAATATTATCTTAGTAGGTATTGGTGGGTACACAGTCGGAAGATCAGCTGAGAAGGTAGCTGAGAAATTCAAAAAAGATAAATAATCATGGCTAGAACAAAATCTTATAATGCTCTCGAAAGAGAAGTCATCGAGTATATTGACGAGCATGGTGTTAGAAAAGCATCGAAGAAGTTTGATATACCTTACAACAAATTATATTACTTATACAATCGGGATAGTCATGGACCAGATCAAGATCAAGAACCTAACTTCTTTATAGAAGAGTTCCCGGATACAGAACTATCCGCAGCTGAATTAATCCAAAGAGCTTTAAATGCATGGCAGCGAAAGAAGAAACATCACGATGCTACTAGTCAAATACCAGTCAAATGTAAAATGGAAGGTGTCTTTGGTATTGCTTTTGTAGGTGATCCTCATATTGATGATATGGGTTGTAACTGGGAAGCACTCCTCGCAGACTTACGATATATCCGGGAAGGTAATATGATGGGTATCTGTGTAGGTGACATTACCAATAACTGGGTAGGTCGATTAATGGCCAAGTACAAAGATCAAGAGACCACAAGAAATCAAGCAGTAAAATTAATTGAATGGTTCTTTAAAGACTGTGGTGTAAATTGGTTAGCCATTGTTGGGGGCAATCATGATATCTGGAATACGGAAGCGGGAGATATTAATAAATTTATCTTTCGACAAAACCTTGGTGTTTATCGTAATCATGGTGTTCGATTAAAGATTCAAATGCCTAACAATATTAATTTTAAAGTCAACTGTAGACATGATTATTCTGGTAACTCCCAATGGAATGAAGCTCATGCGATGAGTAAAGCTGCAAGGTTTGGTGATGATGATGTGTATGTTGCTGGTCATCGACACAACTCAGCTTATCAAATTATCAAGAGACATGAGACTGCAAGAATTGCTCATGCGGTACGTGTCGCTGGATACAAAGAGATTGATGATTATGCAGAACAAAAAGGATTTCGAGATCATACAATCTTTAAGTCTATGGCATTCATTATCAACCCGGAAGCTACTGATCCTTTAAAGTTTTGTAAACCGGTGTTTGATTTAGAAGAAGCAAAAGAAGAAATATTATGGAAAAGGAAGTCAAGAACTAAATGAGGATACATACCATAGGAGCTTTAAGCAGTCATCGAGTAAAGAAGAAAAGAAAAGGTCAACACAAAAAGAAATTAAATAAACGTGATGATCGAGTCAAGTATCGAGGCCAAGGTAAATGAAATCAGTTACTATCAATAACCAAAAATATTTTTTTATGAAATTTCACTGGGATGATATTTGTGGAGATAGTACTACTGTAGGTGATACCGATTTCAATAAAATGAAATGTGCTCAGATTATTACCGAGGGATATCTCTATGATGTCTTTACAGAGAATGGCCGAGAGTATGTTCGTAGCTTTGCATCCTACCAAGTAGGTGATGACTATGGATTTGGTGATCGTAACTGTTATCCGATAGAAGTATTCGATGACAACACCAAAAATACCATCAAAAAGATACTTAAATTAATGAAATAAGATCCCCGGAATACGATTTACTTCTGATATCTAAAAGCTTCTGTATGGTCCTTAAAACGGATTTAAACACTATATGCATATCTGTTGTCTCATTTTAGCAATAGAATAGGCATTTTTTATCAATATATTCCCGCCATGAATGTTTTTACAATTACTAACAAATCTATCAATTTTTTTCTTAACTTGTTCAAGTTTGATTTGGATCATGAAGTTGGTCTCGACAAGTTTGTAGAGGTAGAATTTAGACCTCAAGACAGACACTGGGCCAAAGAACAATTAAAAAAAAGATTTAGTCAAGCTGCTTGAGTACTTCGATTCCTCTAGGTTTCGCAGTATGAACTTTGATATATCCTTCTCGTTCCAATAGTCGGAGCATACGATGTACGTTAGATCCAACAGTTTGACAAGCTTCGGAAATCTCCCGCACTGTAGGAGGGATACGTTCCTTTTTGACATGATCAACAATAAAATCAAAAACCTTTAATTGTTTTTTAGTTAACATTATTGTCATTGTTTTTCTCCGATAACTTATTGACTTCATCCTTAAGGAAGTCAGTTAGTTTATTAAATGCACCTTGATCTATTTTCTTTAATCGATCTAAACCAGTTTTACTTTCGTGTTGTAATTGAGCTAGGTCCTCAATCTTTTGTTGCTCATCTAAATCTTTGTTCTGAACAATTTGCTTAACACTTTCTTGGAAAGATTTAATCCAGTTATTTATTTTTTTCATCTGTTCTTGTTGTTCATTCGGTGCGTTATGTGTATTTGAATTTCCGTCATCATCTTCACTAGGCAATCCATAGATAGCCTGAAGAGCATATCTCTTGGCATACGTAATGGCAGATCCAAGGGCTTGGCTATCATCAAACTTATGATTTTTAGGTACGACTAAATACCGGGAATTAATAACAGTATCACTAGCTTTATGCATGACACTAGTTTTTACATACATTGTTGGTATGAGTTTTCCGTCTACAATATCTTTTTCAAAGTCAATACACTGTGTAAAAGCTAATCCGTATTTTGCACCTTCATTAACTGCTGCAATCACTTCATCTAGTGATGCATATGTGGATTTAAAAAAAGGATTTGTTTTAGACTTAGTAGCTGCATGAGCTTCACTTTGAAATAAAGATAATGCATCTACAATATTCTTAGTGGTAACTTGGTCCTTCATCTTCGTCTCCTGTTCGTTTGTTTGTTTCTTCATCTATTTCCTCTTTCTGTACTGTGACTGTGTACACTTGATTATATAATTTCATGTACTCAATCGCTGTTTGTGCCATAAGTTCTATCATTTCTTCGAAGAACTTTTCTTCCAATACCAATCCATACTTCTTTCTAATTCTTTCGCACAATCGCTTGGCGGTATACTTCCTCGCAATAATGTAGGAATTAAATATTTCATATGGATCGTTAGACATTTTTGATGCTGAACCTTCTTGATACTATAGGCTCAGCACCCGGAACTTCAACCATTTTAGTTTTTTTTCTTTTCGTAGATGTATGACTAATCATATATCCATGATAAGATACTAGTTCATGTTCCTTCATTATTGATTTAATAGCTTTAGAGGCCTCATCTTTTTCAGCTTCCGCTAATTTAGCTGCCTCATTCGCTTTCATATAGTCATCTATTAACTGAGATAATTCGTTATTAGTACTCATATCAACCACTTCTTTAGATTGATTACCCCGGTATATTTTAGATGCTTCTTTCGTAGTTGCTGGTGGATACCAATAATCTTTTCCTTCTAAAATACCATCAAATCGATCCCAAAAATCTGTTGCTGCATCAATCATTTCATCAATCATTTCTTGATTACGTTGATAAATAAAATATTGAAACTCCCACCCCTTTACAAGACGAGCTAAGATACCCCATTCACTACCGGTACAAAGCATTTGAGCTTGGACCTGATATTGATACTGCATGGATACAGGATCGGAGGCAGCCCCACTATAGTTTTTAATCTCTAACGGACCACTGTTATTTAGAGGATATGTAAAATTATTATGGTCAGTGAGTTCAAACTCTTCATCTATCGTTAATAGATTGTCTAGGGAGCTGCCAATAAATCCATTGTTGAGTTTATAAAAATCAGCTCTATCCGGAACAGATATTTGAAATGCTGATAATGGTAAACTATAGTTGCGGATTAACTCATCAATGAATAGTTTAGTTATGACCGGTTCTAAATATTTACCAGCAATAACTTTTGGATTGTTAGCTAAGTCATCTGTAGCCACCTTTCCTTGATGCTCATTTAGAGCCTTTTCCATTACTTCGTTAGGAGTAAGGAAACCTGATACACCGGGAACTAAAACACCAATAACACTAGCTCCCATTTCTTTACGTGCAAAACTTGTTTTTCTACCTGAATCTTTCATATTTGTATCCATTTCATTCTTAATTTAAACTCTTTTTGTTTCTACTCAAGATGTTTTTTACTGTAGTGGCATACCATGTTTTATTATGATAAGTCTTGACACCTCGATCATTTAGTGCTCTCGCTAAACCTTTATATGAAGAAATACCTGTTGACTTTATCCCAAAAATGATCTCGGAAATGTTTTTTGCGTACAAGTTTGCATTCAGTTGTAGGGTTTGGTGGCCTTTTTTTCTAACAATTTCTAAGTTAGTTCTGTTGCCTAATAATTTACCCTCTGCTTTTAGTCTTTGTAAGGCGGTCTTAGTTCTATTAGAAATATTAATTCTTTCTAAACGATTAATAGCTACATGAAAACCAGCTATAGAATCATCAATATTGGGTGTATCCAACACATCAATTTTCATGCGTTTATTTTCTTCTAAAAACTGTCCGACTTCATAGGTCCTACCTAATCGACTTAAAGAGTAAACCACAAACAAGCACTTTAATTTTTTTGCTTCTTTAATAGCTTCCTGAAGTACCGGTCTATTCTTAAATTTTTTAGCACCCGATACATTCGGCTCTTCATACCAAATGATATTAGTATGGGGATATTTATTTTTGATAGCATGTTTTTGGTTATTGACATCTTGTTTATCGGTACTCACTCGCACCAAAGCTACAATTTTATCCATTATTTTTTACTAATATAACAATCTTTTGCATCTAGTTTAGTGAAGCATGTCGTATACTGATTTGAAGAACAAATTACATAGTAGCCACCTTTTTCACTTTTAACTACATCATAAAGTTTATTCCCCCATTTTACTTTTTTGCCTTCTTCTACTGCTTGTATAACTTTTTCATATTGCATTCAGTTTATCCTTCCAATTATCTTCTGTTAAAATTTGCCTAGTTCCGTCTAAGAACTCTACAATGTGATAGCGATTTCTTCTGTTGTGAGATATCACGACATAATGAAATATTTTTTTAAACATTAACATGATTTACCAGCTACTCATTTTTTTCTTTCTCCCTTTTCCATTTTTCAATATGGCGGTAATTTCATTTTAATTCTATCTGTTTGATTTTTTGGTCTTGGTAAATCATCTTTCTCTTTTTTCCATTTTTCATATTCTAACTTAGTGACTAAGTCTTGAATGTGATGTATGTCCTCTTCCTTGATGTCCTCTAGATCATCTAATAGACAGGCTACGGATATACTTAGTTCATCAAGTATTT